AAAGGATAGTGTGGGGGGTTGTTCCTATGTCTTAGGTATATCCCCCCTCGGAGGCCACTCTGTCTCCATAGGGTAGGCAATATACGTGATGAAAGTCACGCATAATGCTTACCCGCACCCCGAAACGTAAAACAACGATGTATGTTGTGATTAACGTCTCGGGGATTCTTTCTCTTCCTTGTTTGTAATTATTTTAATGGGTGGATGGAGTGGCGGTGGCACCGGTGTGTGCCCGCCCCGTCGACATTTCGACCTTTCCGCTAGAAATTCCTAAACTGGAGACGATGACGTGCCTTACTACCTGTACAAGCACCTGCCGTCGTCGTTTCCTATCCCTGGAATTTTCGTCTTTGTCGAAGGTCATTGGGCCTGAGAGGACGTTTACGGGTCTGGGGGTGGCCCCGGAATTTAATACCTGGTTTTTCGCTATCTTTGCTTACTTTTGCAGCTTACGAGAATCCTTGGTGGACCCGGCTTATCCTGCTCTGATTTGCATAACGTGCTTGCTTGTCAGAATAGGTTTGCTAGGTGCTCTAGTACGTCCGAATACTGAAACTGCGGTCGGCTAGAGTCTTTAGGAGGTATCCTTAACAGGACCGCCGAAAGCCCACACAAAAGACAAGTGCCGGAATTGCAAGCTTAATTAATCGTCTAGCATTTTGCTACTGCAAGGATGAAGGCCACAATAAATGAAATTACACCATGCACAAACGCTACGTGCGACTTCGAACAAGACATCAATTTTCTGAACACGGATTGGTGCGGGTCTCATTGTAAGACTCGATACGTCTCTGTGACTGTAGGAGTTCGCACGTCGTGTAACCAGTGTCGTAGTTTCTACACCTCGGTGAAGGACGTGTTTCGGGGTGAAGCCCAAGCACGTACCATCAAACTCCCTGAGGAAGACTACAACAAAATCAAGCACCTTCAAAGGAACGCACTCCAGAAGGACTCCCCAGTTGCAACGCGTCAACTCGGTTTGGCCTTAGGACTAGTAATAGCCCAAAAGGACCAGAAGAGCCAAACGTCGCTATACTGCATACTTGATCATTTTATGAATCAGATTGTTGCGAATGCGCCATATTTTGGGATCCCGGTGAAAAAGACCAACCCTGATGAAGATCCGGAACGCCCAGGCCCCTTCGCGACAGGCTGGCATGAATTGCATCATGATGCATCGAATTTCTGTAAGGAGACTGGGATTGCAGATGTTTCTAGACAGGTGTCACAGTTTGTGGGACAACATGTAGAGAAAGTTGCCGATTCAGCATACCTTGGACTATATAATGTCCACAAAGAAGTTGACGTTAAGTTAGAGGCCTTGGCTGATGCGTGCGTTAATTCGCCTTCGTCACCTAAACCTCGAACTACTCCGACGCTTCTGGAAGTATTAGAAGCTGAGCTGAAGGCCAACGAGGCAATAAGCGAGGCATCATCCTCTACACCCGCCGAAGTTTCTGTTGTAGAAGCGACACTTACTCCCCGTCTTGAAAACCTAGATGGCTTTGACGGCAATGATGGCGTAGCCCCGATAGTCGGAGAGACTTGCTATCAAATCCTCCTTGTTTTGAGAACGTTATCACGTTTTTATGAAGGTCCTAGGCATTTCGGAGCGACGACTGACGAAATTGAAGCCAATATTGTGCCCGCTTGTCGAAACAGGCGTCTTCTCTTTATCGCGCTAACGCAGCTCGTTAAAGATCAACTAATCACATACACTCATGAGTTTGTTGAGGACGGTTTCTGTCTAGGCAATATCGTCGAGAGTGGACGACTCAGGCGCATTACACGGTTTCGATTGCTTCCGTTACATCCCGTCACTCCAAGCGAAGACACATTTGATGATGATGACAGTGATGACGACGATACACCTCCGCCTCATGGGCGAGAGGGTCCCGAGTCAACGCTGCCTGAAAATGTCAGTGTGTCATTTCCTCCTCCCGCCAGCTCCGCTGCCCCTCCACCACCGTCGGCGGCGCCAAGTGGCACAAATGTTGGGAAATATCTCTTTAACAAGGGTGTCCCGGTCATATGTGCTATGCCAGCGCCATTAATACTGCTCCTCTCAAAGTTTACCTCCGGGAAACCTGAGGGCAGTAAAGAGGTCCCAGGACTTCTGCCCGATAAGTGGTCTAAGGGTAACAGTAGGAAGGCGCGATCAAGGAGGGCTAAACGCCAAAGGACTGCAAAGGATGAGAAATTGCCCCCAGAGCTAGCTGAGAAGACCAAGTCTGGGAGATTCATTCCAATTGAGGACCGGAGGGTTAATGTCACAGGAGTTGGGCCTCGTAAGCCCGCAGCGATCGTGCGGAAATTCGTAACGACCTATCCGCTAGCGACGCTGTGCTCTTCATTGACTGAACCACTTCGTCATTCGAAGGTAAAGTATCCATTCGACTTTTCATCCAAGGTAGCTGGGCCAGGGCTGAATTCGGCCCGAGCCCAGGTTTCAGTAGCAACGCAAGTCTTAGCCACCCCCGTGCCCGCAGCGTCAAGCGCTAGCGGATCGGCGCCGTGTTTACGGCCTAGTATTGCGGGCGGATTTTCCGCCCTGCTGTCTGCGACGTTATCTGGTTCGTCCTTTTGCTCTGGAGAATGCCCTCCCCGGCGGGAGCAGAGCAAGAGGGTCCGAATCAGAAATATCGTTGAATAGAAAACCGGGGGGGGCTGCTGCCCCTCTCAGGGGGCCTCAGCGCCCCCCCCCGACGGCGGGAGTCCGCCCGCCGTCTCTATAGCACAGGCAATAAATCCTCCTGACCTCTTGCGTATGACGCTTGTTAGGGAAACCGATGGAGTGCATACATTGTACGGCATGGTCCCTCCTGCGAAGGATGTGGATAGCGCCCAGTGTAAGTTCACCGTAACGGATGTATCCGCGGTGGACCAGTCATTCCGGGAACCCCGACCTTGCGGCGTGCGCATTGGAATTGTAGGTGTGCCTGTCGGTACTTGGTCGAACTGTGACAATAGTGCGGCCAAGGCTGTTGATGAGCGGTTTGTGAAAGACCACACTCCGTTCGCGATGCGGTATAAAGACAGGACTAAGGTCACCAGAGCGGTAAAGAGTATCATTGCGACTCATTACCCTCGGGAGGTAGTCCTCGCGACTTTTCGAGACCACCCGATCATGGCAGAATTGAGATCACCGAACATGGATATCCGTGTCTTTGAGCAAGCGGTAGACGATCTCTTGGATCAAATGGGTGTTCTTCCTGAGTATAAGTACATGGTGAAGAACGAAGCACTTGTGCTTGGGAAGAATCCACGTCTCATTATAAACGCGGGGAATATGCACCAGATAGCTGCTCTTCTGGTCATCTCCATATTTGAGAAACTCTGGTTTCCCCCTGAATGTCGCGACCATATTAAAAAAGGTTCCGTTAACTACGAGCGGGACCTTGGCGAGCGCGATACTGCAAAGATTAATAATCTTCGACGTACAATCAGCCATCTCAACAGTGGCTCCTTCGTACCCCCGAAACGCAACGGGAAGACAAGCTCATCAGTTCCTCTTGTTGGCCTGGAAGGTGACGGGAGCTCTTGGGACTTTTGCTGTTCCAAACGACTACGGCGTTTGATCGAGAGACCAATCCTAGAGCATATCTTGGACTGTATTCTTGATTGCGAATGTTTCCACGAGCTCCCATGTGTTACCATGAAAAATTCCATCGACTTCGCGTCGAAAAAGAAGTGGAATATGAAACAATCCACAATTGATTGGAAGGATGGCCACAAGAGAACGATGATCTTGGACATCGTTCGCGCCTCCGGTGAACGAGGTACTTCGTCGTTAAATCACTTGATCAACACTGTCCTATGGACATGTTGTCTCTTGGATAACCCGACGGAGGTATTATCACGCGCTGATCGTGGTGCCAGCTCAGAGGGCTGGTATCTTATGAGTCGGCGTATTACCGGAAAGCAAAAGCGGTGGATTTATTTCCGCGGTTCTTACGAGGGAGACGATTCTTTGTTAAAGACATGCAAGTTTGTGTTTGATGACTATGGGAAAGACATCACAGACTATTGGACGCGCGCTGGACACCGAATGAAGTTAGTGCCATCTTCGTCTACACATGAAAAAGGAAATCTCAAAGGCAAGGTCCGAGGTTTTTGTGTATTCGTAGGGTACGACATCCTCTTCGAAGCTTCCAGCTTTTTAAACGTCTTCTGCCCGTCAATATCAAGGAATCTAGCGAGTCAGGCGATCAGTACCTCCTATTATGCAACGCAGGAGGGACATGATCGCCTGTGTCGTGTCTTAAGTGTTGGTGCGCAGGCGCATGCATCGCGTGCAATTGCGTACCTACCCCACCTACCTGAGTTGGCTAACTTGTTCGTCGCACAGTACGAGTACTGTAATAAAGAACTCGAGCGTGAGGGTAAAATCCTCAAAGCCAATACCACGGTCGACGACCAGCTACACTTCAAGCTGGGCCTAGAGCTTGGAGAGTCAGTTAATTTAGACGAATTATTAGCTGATGCTAGCGCGGAATATGACCCTAGTAAGTCTGACTTGTATGACGAATTGGTCCTACGGACTACGGGCCACGTCTATACTCTTGATGATAAGATCCGCCTGATCGAGTTGTCAGAGGTCAGTCCTGATGATACCGTCGCAGTTTTTGCTGCCGTTCCTAACAAGTTCTGGCAGCCTTACAATACTAAACCCCCACTCCTTCCCAACCATTTCTTAAAGGTCATCGATAAAGAAGAGTTAGGTCTAACTAGTGGCGCCAACTGATGATCTGGCCACTATAAATAAAAATTTGAAATGGCTACGGTTCCGGGTTACGTCCGTTATCACGTAATACTGTTTCGGGCCAACGCCCTCTTGGCTCGAAAACCTTGACGCTACCCCCTCCTACGTAAAACCGTGCGGTAAAATTTTCAGCTATAGGGAAATTTTTGAGCTGTCTTCCTTTGCAGCCAAGTCCAGTCCCTCTAGTCGAGATTGAATCATCGATTAACTGTTGTGATGGTAGTTTCCCCAAAGACGAAAGCTGCGACGAAGGCGGAGAAGAAACGAGCAGCGGCGAAAGCAACGGGAAAGAAACTTAATGGCTCTGCTGAGCATTGGAAAAAGAAAGCTGAGGAACGCGGTCGAACGATTAATGACCTTAATGAAGATTTGCATCGTGACAAGTTGCGCATTTCTAAGGCACCTCCGAAGGGTGCACCTAAGAAGAGCGTTAACCACAATGTTCACTCGGCTGTGTCTCAAACACCCAGCCTGGCGGCCTCGATCCAAGCTATGAAAATTTGGGATCCATCATTCTCGAAAGCTACGCGCAAACTGCTGGAGTCGGTTGCTAAGATCACTCCCTGCCCTCTTATTTGCAGGTTTGATATAGATTTGCCTTTTTCAGACTCGGCGTCAACCACGCCGTCGATGTATGAAACTATGGTGGTTATCACACCTAACACTTCCCCTATGCCAGGTTTCATCTGGCGGTCACAAACGGTAAGTGGAAATCGCAGTATTGCCATCGATCCAGTGTTCTTTGGCAATTTTGTGAGTGATACACCCTATATCTACCCTGGAAGCAATACGGCTTATAGTGTCGATAACAACTTGGCTTCAGTTACCAATACCGGTGGAGTCATGGGTTACGAGCAGGGTTCCGGGGATAACCCCGCGGAATTCCGCACAGCCCGCTTAGCCGTGCACATTCAAACCGCCACTAACCAGCTTAAGCGCTTTGGGAATATCTACGTTCGTCGATATGCCACCCCCATTTTCCCAGATGCTTATTCACCTAATCCTACTAATAGTGGTCCGTCCACCGCTCCTTTTCCATGGAACGCCCTGGACGCAAGTGGTTTTGACCATCTGAAAAATTCTATGATGACCTCTGATACACGTGCGGTGCGTTATTCTGCAGAGAATCTCGTAACAAAACACAGCATCTCTTGCATTCCTTGCGACAACTCCGGCTATCAACGCATGTACGGGACCGGTGGTAACGGCCCATACTCGGTGCCAAGTACACCAGTTGTGGGTAACGGAAGCTGGTTCAAGTGCGCTGGTACTGGAGGTTGGCTTGCTGGCATCACCCCTGTTAATTCCCAAACTGGCACACCTACTCCAGGTGCATATAATACCTTCCCTAAATGCTTTGAAGAACTACGCAACCCGACTCAGTCGATAATTGTGTTGTATTTTGAAGCCATACCGGAGAATGCACAGAAGTACACTATGTCAATCCATGCGGATGTGCAGGCGCGGTTCAAACCAGGCCTACTTAACAATATGGCGGAGTCTGTCCCAACTATGACTTTAGCACAGCTGAACCATGAGCGGGATCTCGGCGAAGCGGCGGGGTCTACTATGTCCCCAACTCTCGCTGACTAGGAAATCGGGCAGGGCTCGCTTTTGGGCGGGATGCCTGCCCATCCCACACCCGCTCAGGTGTTAACGTACGTGAAACATGCAGAACAATCTAAGAGTCGTTCACGTGATAATTATTATGATTACTTGAACGCAGCAGAAGGGGCCTACGAAGAAGCTGGACGCCACGGCACCGGCAACATCGTGGGCCACGAAATCATTCGGTCCATGTCAGGCGAAGATTCCACTGTGTATCGGAATTCCGCGGGGCAATTTATTATTGCATACCGTGGGACCCGTTTCGATCGACACCCTTTCTCTGACGCTGCTGCAGACATTGCTATTGCGACGGGATTCGAGTTTAAAAGTCCGCGGTTCCAAAAAGCCTTAAGTACTTATTGGGCACTACGGCAGCTTCACCCAAAAGCCGACATACACCTCACTGGGCATTCTCTCGGTGGGGGAATGGCGGCGTATGTAGCGCGAGCTACGGGAGAAGGTGCTACAGTGTATAATCCAGGTATTGGCATTGATGCGATACCCCGCACCATTGTAGGCGTACGGAATCCTCACATTGAAATACATCGCGTCCCGACCGATCCTTTGTCTGTAGGGTCAGAATTGCCCTCAGAGGGCATTATGAAAAGGTATAGACAGAGACAATACAATCCACATGGTACACACAGGAATTTTCGTCCGTCACCAACGAAAGAGCCACCCTCTCAGTATCGGGTTGCTGGTGAAATAATTGATCATATTATTAATGGCTAGCACATTTTACTTAGAAGCTGGTAGCACCTTTTCTTTTCTTCTTTTTATTGCTCTGCACTTGGGTAAGTGTAGGGCCCTTTTCTGGCTGTTTGGCATAGCCTGATTAGTTATTACGTTGAGAGTGAAGATGTGTGTTACTTTATTTTCGATGTCATTCTCGTGCGTGTGGTATGTTAAAACAAAATTTGTTTTCGTCGTCTGTGTTCTGATCAAACCACCTGTTGTTTTAGTTCCCCTCCCAGGATTGGCAATCCGGCGCTGACTAGCACGTACCCAGGGGCCCACCGGCCCAGGGGCATAGCTTTTTGGAGCAGCATTGTTGAACCTTTTCAGGGGAACTGAAAATACATATGATTTGCACCGGTTAAATTCACTGATGACTCGGACAATACAAAAATAATAGTGCACGTATGAGAAGCCCGGCGGCGACGGTTAAATAGCATTTCGTCTTCATCTGCTATTCAAACGTCACCGCTGAGTAAATCCTCTACTATTGACCCCTCTGGGGGGGGGTTGGTAATGCTGTGGGGTCGAATCTGCAGTGTAAGGGTAGTTAATTCGAGGCATATCATGCTTGCTTGCGAGTGTTATATGCACCTGGCCTACGAGACGATGACGAACGCATTGTAGGTGCCACCCGAGGTCCCTGGTGGCAGCCAGCTTTTTGTGATTAATCACACGAAGCTGGTAAACGGGC